CATTGAACTCATCATATATTGGTATAGTAATCCTGTCCCCGTCCCATCCCAGCTTGAACTTTCTTAAAGTGTCATCTACCAAGCCTCTGCGTTCCCTCAATACGTCGCGGATAGGTCCCGTCAGGCCCATCAGCGCTTTATGATAGTGCTGAGCCAGCCCTGGTTCAATATCTGGTCGTGTAGGTCTAGTACCATCAGGTCTAGGAATTTTAAGACCATCGCCAAGTTAAAACCACGCCTCCTCACTAGATAAACCTTCTATTGAACGAAGCATTGTATGGATGTTGCCCTTGGAATGACAGCTGTTGCAGTAGTACACACCTTTTGACAAGTTAACTGTAAGAGATGGATTGTTGTCTGTTTTGGATTCGTGTAGGTCTTTGAAGGGACACTCCGCTTTACATTCTTGACCTCTGCGTTGTATATTGTTTAATACGCTCAGGAAAAATGCTTCAGTGTCAACCTCGGCTAGAATCCTGTTCGTATAGTCACTCCATCTAATGTTGTCCACCCCCTCACAAAAGATTAGGGGTGCATCTGCACCCCTTTGCAGAACTGATTAGAATTCTGTTGCTTCTGTGCTTGGAGCATCGGTACTAGCTGAAGTGCTCTCTTCCATATCGTACTCAAGATTCTGAATTGAATTACGATACATCTTATATAGTGATAGGCCAAATTCTCTGTCAGACTCTTCAGTGGCACCTGCTGGAGTAGGTACACATATGAACCATTCATTTCCGCCCTTAGCTTGAAGCTTTTCATTTAACGCATAACCATAGTTCCACATGTTTTGCATTGTTACTTTAGCTAAGCTATAAAGCTTCTTGCCTTCATTGTAGCTTGTTTTTGCAAAGCTTAATATGATAGGCATGCGTTCGCCAGCAAAGAATCCGAAGAAGTTAATGTATTTCGTGCATGTAGGAAGAGATTCCTTGCCCTGCTTAGTGTTATCAAATTCGCAACGCTTACAGGATGCACATACTAAATTTGTTCCATCGGACATTGTGCCGAGTCTACCGTCTCTAGCTATACAACGAATACCGCCTCCGTCTGAACGATCTCTCCACCAGATGTTGTTGTTGAACTTAAATACAGGAATGAATACTTTACCATTGAGTTTGTCTTTAGTGAGTGAATTGATAATGTCGCCCTCATTAGCGATTTTGTCCTTGCGTTCAGGACTTAGTGTTTGGATCACCTTGACGCGTGGGATAATCATATCATTGGCATCGTCATCCTCAAAGCCAAGTGGCATCCCAGTTTGATTTGCTACTTCGGTAGTTTCTTCTTTGGCTACCAAGTCTTTAGTTTTGTCTTTCATAATGAAAAGACCCCCTTACTTGTATTTATAAAGGTTTTTAACCTCTATATTTATAATTATATCATATTTAATGGAATAAGTAAATGCTGCATTTTACGGCTAAATTTTATTTAACTAAGGCATCTGCTGCCTCTACGCACTTTGTTGCAACAGCATCTGCAACAGTGTTAGTTATTATGAATCTATTGAGTGTGTCTGTGTCTAACACAAAACCGTTATTTTTTACGGATAGCTCTACAATCTGGTCATACATGCCTTCTTTAAGCGTAGCGCTTTCAACACGTGTCTTGATTGCGTCATATAGTAGCCTTCCTGAGCTGTCTTGATTTATAAGCTTACCAGCTGTCACTTTTCCAAAGGATACTGTATGACCCTTGATGTGATAAAAGGTAACTTCATAGCCGGCCTTCTCACATCTCATTTGAGCATTCATAATCTCAACCCAAATATCTTTATTCTTAACCGGTGTTCCTGAGGCCGTTATCCAACCCTTATTCATCCAGTTCTTGCACCATTCCTTAGTCATAGTATTAAACAGATATTCAGAGTCAGTAATGATCTGAGCGTGCTGCTGAGCCTCATATACATAGTCTAAGGCCGTAAGCAAAGCTAGTAGTTCACCACGTTGATTCGTAGACTCCAATTCATAATTGGATAGCAGCGTGGTGTTGATGAGATTAAGATTCTCATCCATATGCATTGCAAATACTCCTCCAGCTGACACACAATCTGGCTTGCCGTTTCTGCGACAAGCGCCATCTATAGCTATTACAAGCATTATATCGTACCTCCTATCAGCATTAAAATTGCTAACACGAAGAATACAACACTGAACATCATACTCGCAATTAAGTCAAACTTTGTAGCTTCTTTTTTCATACCATTACCCAAGCATATAAGCGCCATAAGTAACGCAAATGATATTAGTATATATGTCATAGTGGCGCCTCCTCTTCAATATCTACAAACTTAACTGTTTCCGGTGCCTGCGTAAGCACGCGGCCATCGTCTAACTCACATACCATGACTGGATATGCGACATCCTCTGACGAATCCTGAAACAATCCTAATATGTGACAGGGGGCCGCCCCCTCCCCTATATTCAACCTCTTGGCCCAGTAGCTAGTCACATTGACTTCAGCTCTGCGGCGAGGCATCTTAATTTCTAAGCTAATACCAGCCATTTATTCCACCTCCCCAACGAAACGTTTGAATATTGGGCAATTGAGTGACTTGGTACCTTGCTGGTTTATTGATTCACCAAAGGTATCAATCTCAATGAACTTACCAATGTAGCTTTCAGGATTTTCCCATATTTCTATGCGCTGTGCGTCGGATAAACCGGACCCAACACCAACCCTGTTACCATTGTAGATTACAACTAAAGCACCAAGCATATCCTCATATTTGTTAGTTCCTTCTACTAAATCTACAACTTCAAGAGTGTACTCTTCTGTATGTTTAACCTTTAGAAGCGACCTGGACCTCTTTAACTCATAAGGCGCTTCGGCGCAGTTAAGCATTACTCCCTCGCCTCCTCTGGCCCATATCTCTGCAACTATTGGCTCAACCTCAGACATATTCTTAACAAATCCTAGAATAGGCACAGGTCTTATAAACTGTAAGTTTTTATGCACGCCATATGAGGCGATGTACTTAGGCCATTCATCAAGACCCAGCTTTTGTATGCTATTATCCATTAACGTGGCACCCAAAAGAATTTTTCTAACCAGTGCGTTGTCCTCTGAGACTCCGTTATAGAAGTCCTCAAGTGGTAGCATATCGAAGACATTATATGTCAAACCGTGTTTAATGCCTTTTGTACTCGCAAGCGAGTTCGTGGCTTGCCTAAGGGCCACAGAGTCCTTAAAAGTACCAAATGCTAGCAGCTCACCATCATAGACACGATTATCTGGTAAACAGCTGGCCTCTGCCATTATATCTACTAAACCAGTATCTTCATGTCCAGATCTACTGAATAATCTACATATGCCATTTTCTTTTATAAGTATTCTGCGTATACCGTCCAGTTTCTCAGTCACTATGCACGGCCACTTTATTTTATGTGCTGGTACGTCAGCAATATTAGTGCCTAGCATACATCCTACAGTAGGGATAAAGTGCTTGCCATATACAGCATTCAAGGTCTTAGCTGTTACACCTATCTGTAGGTCTTGTGTAACTATTGCCTTAGCAAGTTCTTCTGCAAACAGGCTATCTGAATACATAGCTTTGGTGCAGTTAATAAAACGTGCTGCCATCGCCAGATCATAATCTGTACCTGTATTATGCGACTTGAAATACTTTATTGCTTCACTATAAGATATAAAAGCTTCTTCACCCATTACATATGGGCCTCTAGACTCTGCAATAGCAAGAGCCTTGTTTAACTTTGCTGTTGATATGCCTGTCTTGTTATACGGGTCATAAATAAATCTCAGTATCTCCTTAAGTCCAGGAACATTCTCATTCTTCTTAAGTAAGTACTGTTTGTCATTGTAGCTTGACGTCCTCTGAATTAGACTAACGACTTTAGCAGCCTCATTCATTGAAATACCCCTCCATTCTTTTTTTGATACTATTCTTAAATGTATTTATAATATGATTGACATATGGCTGAGAGACTCCTACAGCAGTGGCCACCTCCTTGTTTGAGATATTGTACTCAGCATCGCACCACGCCTTAATAATTGCCTTGTGCTTTGGGTTTGTCAATCTATCATACGATATTTGTATAGCTCTATTTAGATTACAATAAAGCTCCTTCTGTAATAGCTCTTGCTCTGTATCTACAATATTAGTTGAAAGCAACTCTAAATATTCACGGTTAGTTCCATCTTCTTGGTAGGCTATGTTGTTATATGATACAACTTCTAACTGACGCTTTCTTTTTAGCGTCCTTATGTACGAACCTAAAGCGTTATAAATACAGCACGTAGCGTACGTTGAGAACTTATAGCCCTTGGACTTATCATACGTTGTAGCGGCGGTCCATAAGGCCTCGTAGCCTATACTCTGCGCTTCAGGGTCCTGCATAACATTAAGGCGTTTAAGTTGCGCAAATATTAAACCTGTATTGTCCTTTATTATCTTATCCATAGGCTTCTCCTTCGTACTGTATTTCTTTACCGCAATATGCACAGTACTTAAGTAGCGAGCCTGTGTATCCACATTGACAGTATAAAGCTTTTTCAATAAGGTCTGCAACGTCCTTTACAGTTCTACAAATTCCTCCCACTGCACCAGCTGCAATCATCTCTTCAATGAATATCTCTTGGTGCGGCGTCGCTGTGCCTGTGTTATCTTTTAACTCGGCAACCACGAAACGGCCTCTTGCACTTATGAATAAGTCGGAATATCCTTTATGGTACCTGTCGCAGATACGAATAACTTTTATACCGTCGCGTAGTTGTGGCTCTAACCAGCTCATAACCTTGGCTAATAGTGTAGCCTCCTCTTTGTACATAATATTAGGTGGTTGCTTATTCAACATACAACACACCCCTGTTTCTATTTCTGCACTCTTCTATATTGTACCAGTGGGCTTCAGATAACACGCGGTCACCAGCCCAGTTGCGCTCAACCTCCGCCTCGTATAACTCTTCAGATAATATAACCTTATGTCCACTCTCAAATTCAATAAGCCAGCATGATTCAGGTTTAGGCTTACAAGATAGCAAGGCTAAAAGTACTTCGAATGCTTTACTCATACTAAGACCTCCGATTTAAGGTGGTTAAGCACAGAATAGCTTGCGGTACTCTTACCCTGAAGAACATCTCTATACAATATACAGTCTATTGTGTGCCTAGCCATCATTATATAATAGTGGCAATGATTTGGCTGTATAGACTTATCAGCGTATATTCTATCGTATGACTGCTTAAAAAGTTCATAAGACCAATTAAGACTAAAATATATTGCTATATGAGTATTAGTTAATGTTAAGCCTTTGTCAGCAGAAGCTGGATTAGCAATCAGGTACTGTATCTCCCCAGCCTTGAATTTTCTAATTGCTTCATTCTTTTCAGCAAGGTTAGTTCCTCCATAAATGCAGGCACACCTGCTGCCGAAAATGTTTTGAATAATCTCAAATTCTCTTCTGTAGTTAGCCCAGATAAGAACTTGTTCTCCTCTGATACCATCTTGCTGAAGTAAGTCTTCGAGTGCCTTAAACCTCCAATTATCCAATAGGTGCCATTCGACCAATTCAGTACCATAAAATTTATTCGCCTTAGCAGCTTGAGTATCTAGTATAAAACCAGAAGTAACCTGGTTTAGCTTGTTTAGTTTTGCTGCGGAGCTTGGAGCAGTTATTCTTATATCATTACCAAGCTCTATAAATAAATCATTCTTCATCTTGCGGTAATGTTTCATTAAGTCTTCAGGCATATCATATTCTACGTCATGAAAAGTACGCCCAGGCGTGTTTAGAACATCCTCTTTATCTACATATAATGAATACTTCTTAAGACTGCTATATAACTCATCCTTCATATCTGGCCTAAGTGCAAGCTTTTCATACTGTGGCTCATATGATAGATTTATGAAGTACTTTTCTTTATATTGTGAGTAGCTTGATTGCCAGCCATAGTAATCTATGCATCGCATCTGCATATAATATTCCCATTCGCCGTTTGGCGCTGGTGTACCAGATAATAAATAGAATCTATTCACTGTTTGTGCAAATTCAACCATTGCTTTACTTACTTTTGATTTTGGACTTTTAAGATCAGAGCTCTCATCTACGAACGAACCATGAAAACCCATTTGGTCAAAGTACTCTTTGTAACTTGTAAATGATTCAGTGTTAGTAACGTATATATTAGCTTGCTGTTGCATTGCCTCTATACGCTTAGCCTTTGTTTGGGCATGGCAGTTAACGATTTTTATTTCAGGAAAGAATTTGTGGGCATCTTCGAGCCAAGCATTGTAGATAAGTATCAATGGGCATACAACCAACCACTTATGGGATGGGTTAGCTACAATGTCATCCTTTATTATAGTTAGCGCAAGCGGCGTCTTGCCAGTTCTTGTGTCATAGAAAAATGCAAACTTATCATAATATTCTGCTAATTCACGGCCAAGTTGCTGATGTGGTCTTAGCGTTAATCTATCTGACACAACACACGAGCGTCTTGAACCATTAGCCAATAAGTCTGATACGTTATCACGTAACCGCATCTCCTTATAAAAGTAGTTTTGTATGGCGAGCGGTGCTGTGCCTATATTATTCTCATCAATATTACGAAGTAACTTTAGTATTTCAGGTGTGTTATGTATAGACATCCTATAACTTGTTCTTATACGATTTACATGAACAGGATAAATTGAAGTGAGCTTTGTTTGCGTGTCTACATCATTACGGTCACATCTAACTTCTATACAGTTATTTGTAAATAGAATCTTGTTAGCCAACACGCAACACCTCCTACAAAAGTGATATTTGTTCAATTAACCATATTCCAACTTTAATTTCTAATTCTTTTAAAGCAACGCTAAATCTCTTTAAAGTTTCATCTTCTGTATCAGCTTTTTGAAAATTGACAAATTGTTTACTCTCTTTATGTATAAGTCTTTGATGTAGTCTATCAATTAATAGTTCAGATGTATCAAATAATCCAATTTTCATAATCTAACCTGCTTTTCGTTAATAATTTTTATCTCCGCATCTTGTTAACCTCTCAAGCATCTTCCTTACCTCCTAACAGGGCATTTATCGCATCAATAAGCCCTTGTTGGTCATTCGTCACTTCAAGGACTGGTATTGTCCGTCTTAGCAAGTATTTCATCTGCTCGGTCTGTTCGTCTTTGTCCAGTGTGAGGGCAGTGATTTGTTTGTCTTTTTCGTTCAGTATTTGTGCCGATGATAGCCCTTTATTATTCTGGATAGTAACCGAAAAGCTTTCGTTCGTTTCAGCGTCCCTCAAATCAACTGTATAGTAGTTTTTAGCGCCGTTTTGTCTAAATATTTGCACGATTGAAGCAAGAAAAAGTTTTGCTTTTGGGCTTTCAATAGTCATATCAATTTTGCCGTTTTCCATTGCCATTTTGAGAATCTTAATATCATTGAGTTCTACCTTAAGCCGGTCTATCTCCTGCTGTTGGGCTTGGATATCCCTTATGTAGTCCT